TTACTCCGGCTGCGCGTCGGAGGTGACCTCGATGGTGCCGGCGATGATGTCCGCCTTGAGCTGCTCGACCTCGGCCTTCAGCTCGTCGGAGACGCGGTCGTCGAACTCGTTGTACGGGGCCAGCGAGACGCCGTTGTTCTCCAGGTTCCCCAGGTAGCCCGGGTCGGCGCTGAGCTCGTCGCCGTTCGCGCCGGCCAGCACGGCCTGCTTCACCGCGTCCGGGATGTTCTTGACCACGGTGGTCAGGAAGGTGTCGCAGTACTGCTCGGCGCTCTGGCAGCCGTCGACGTCGACCCAGATCACGCTGTACGCGCCACCGGCGGCCTGCGCGGCGGCGGCGGTACCGAGCCCGGCGCCACCGGCGACCGGCATGATCACGTCGGCGCCCTGGGCGACCAGGCTGTCGCCGACCTTCTTGCCCTCGTCCTGCTTGACGAAGTCGTTGGTGAACGAGCCGTTCTGGGTCGCCTTGTCCCAGCCCAGCACCTGCACGTCGGCGCTCTTGACCTCGTTGTAGTGGGCGACGCCGTCGACGAAGCCGTCCATGAAGATGGTCACCGGCGGGATCGGCAGGCCGCCGTAGGTGCCGACGACGCCGCTCTCGGAGAAGCCGGCCGCCAGGTAGCCGGCGAGGAACGCGGCCTGGGCGGTGTCGAACTGCATCGGGTAGACGTTGGCCTGGCCGGTCGTGGCGTCGACGATGCCGAACTGCTGGTCCGGGTTGGCCTCGGCGACGGCGGTGGTGGCGTCGCCCATCAGGCCGCCGACGGCGAGGATGAAGTCGCAGTCCCCGTTGACGTAGCCGGTCAGGTTCGGCTCGTAGTCGGCTTCGGCGCTGGAGGCGACGTAGTCCCCCTTGACCGCGTCGTTCTCGCTCTGCGCCGCCTCGATCCCGGCCCAGGCCGAGGCGTTGAAGGACCGGTCGTCGATGCCGCCGACGTCGGTCACCATGCAGGCCGAGTACGCCTCGGTGGGCTCGCCACCGGTGCCGTCCGTGCCTTCGTTATCGGGTGCCTCGCCACACGCGGCAGCGGTGAGCGCCAGCCCACCCGCCGCGAACATCGAGACGATCCGCATCCCACGCGTAGCGCGCAAGACGGTCTCCTTCCATTGCACACCGCAGACTGTCGCGGCATCGCGTCCCCACCCGGCCGGTCGGACCGGACGTACTTTGGACGGGAGCGTACGCGCGGTCCCGTCCACCGGCCGACAATCGTGCACGACTGTTGAGCCGCCGTTACCCTCGCGTAACTCTTGCCGCCGAGGTAGCGGGGGTCGGCAGCAAGTCCACCACGGTAACGCCGAGTGCGGTGGCGATCCGCTCAAGGTCGTTCAGGTTGATGGGCGTCACCCCCGTCAGCCGGTAGTTCACCCACGAGGGCGTCTCGCCCAGTCGGCGGGCCAGCTCCCTGCCGCTCACTCTGCGACGTCCCTGCAGCGCGCGGATCTCCTCGGCTACCAGGTCAGTCAGGCGCGTCCGCGCTCCGTTGGCGTTGTCCGTCATGCCCAAACGATGACATCACCACGATGTCAAGTCAACCCTAACCAGACGAACGGACTAGTGGGGTTGACAATGTCGCAGTGTTTGCGACAGCATCAGTGCATGCCAACCAACGACGACCTGAGACGGACGGTCGAGGCGATCGCCGCCGAGGTCCGCGCCGAGATGGCGCGGCAACAGAAGTCGCAACGCGACATGGCGGCCGCCCTGGGGATGCCGCAGCAGGTGCTGCAGATCCGGCTGGTCGGGCGCCGGTCGTTCAGGGCCGAGGAGCTGGCGCTGGTCGCCGAGGTGCTCGGCGTACCGGTGACGAACTTCTTTGCTCACACCGGGGAGCACGCCGCGTGAGCCCTCCCTGGTGGCCCGGCTGGATGAAGCCCGGCACCGACCCCGGCCGCCCCACGAATCCCAGGCCCAAGGGCGCACCCCGACCCAAACCGCGCCCGAACCCGCGCCCCACCAAGCTCACCGGCCTCCACGCGGCGTACCCGCGCCGCCTGTCCGCGCTGCTGCAGGCGCTGATCCTCGCCGTCCTGGTCGCCACCAGCCTGCCGTACGGCCTGTGACCCCCGGCCGGTGCGCGCACGCCAGGGAGGGCCGCGCACCGGCCGGGCACCAACCCACCCACCCACCGCGAGAGGAGAGACCGGTGAGCATCGCCGAACAGGCACTGACCGAGTCCCGCACGCTGCGGGCGCAGCACGCCACCCGCGTCGACGTGCTCGACCGCGTCAAGGCGCTGACCCTGCTGCCGGACGGCGTGCACGCCACGATCGACATCGTCGCCGGCTACTACGGTGTCGACGCCGATGCAGTCGAGAGCGTCGTCCGCCGCAACCGTGACGAGCTCGCGGAGAACGGGCTCCGGGTCATCCGGGGCACCGAACTGCGGGAGTTCGACTCCGTCAACCTGACGGAGTCGAAGAACCGGCGGGCGCTGACCTTGTTCACCCGCCGCACGATTCTCAACGTCGGTCAGCTCCTCACCGGCAGCGCGATCGCCCAGCGCGTTCGCGCCTACCTCCTCGACGTCGAAGAGATCGCCCCCGCCGACCTGCGCCACGAGGCCATCGAACGGGCCGCTATCTCCCACGCGCAGGTGCGGGTGCTGCGCGCCGCCGAGGGACTCGTCGACCAGGCGTGGCTGCGCGCGAAGACCAAGGTCGTCATCGCTCGCGGGCTCGGCGAAGAGCCGGAGCTCGACCCCGCCGACAAGCCGCTGTACGTCCCCGACTACCTGCGCGAGCGCGGCGTCACCAGCAAGCGGGACCTGGCGTCGATCCAGTCCTGGTTCGGCCGCCGCCTGGTCGCACTCGCCGAGGCGGACGGGATCGAACTGCCGGAGACCCGCACGTCGGAGCTGCCGAACGGGCAGCTGCGGGAGACCCGGGCGTGGACGGAGCGGCACCGGCCGCTGTTCGACGCCGTCTGGTCGCGCTGGTACGCGGCCGACTACGACGACCGTCCCGCCGTTCTGACCGCCTGACAAAGACCGAGCCCCGGTCGACGTCACCGACCGGGGCCCACCACCAGAGAGACGGAGTCTCGATGCACACCCTATCCGACCTCACCGCGCATCTGCGGGAGCGGGCAGCGGGCAGCTGGCAGCTGGCCACCGCCGACGCGCTCGCCCTGATCGAGTCGGCCGTGCTGCGCCCGCACATCCCGGACGCCGCCACGGTCGCGGAGATCCGCCTGATCCTGCTGGCGCTGGACGCGGCCAGCAGGCCGGCCGCCCCGGACCTGCACGACACCCTGACGTCGATGGAGGACGCCGCCACCGGCCGCGAGCACGACGCCGAGGCACAGGCCGAGGTCGACGCCGAGCGCACCGCCCAGCCGCGCGCCGAGGACATCTCGGCCGACCTCGCCACCGACCTGCGCGCCGAGGCGGACAGTCCGTCCGAGCTCGCCGCGATCGAGCTCCTCATCGGCGTCGACCTGCACGAGCACCCGGCCATCGTGCGTCGGATCGGCACCGTCTCCCGCATCGCCGTCGACTGGCATGCCCTGGCCGCCGACCTCGACGGCGACGCGGTCCGGGACGTCACCACCGACCAGCAGTTCATCGTGCTTCCGCTGGCCTGCTCGCTGGGCGCGGGCGTCGGAGTGTCGCTGTCGACCGTGCTCGGCGCGGTTCGCCGCCGCCCGGACCCGGCCGACCGAGACGCGCTGACCGGCCTGGTGCTCGGCGCGGTGCGGATCGCCCTGACGGCGACGCGGCCGGCGGTGACCCGGTGAGCGCCCGGCACGTGTCCGCGCTGCGCAGCGCCCTGCGGCAGTGCTGCGGCGGCCCGGCCGCCCGCACCGTGCTGGTTCGCACCGGCCACACCGACCCGACCGGAGTCACCGACCCCGACGCCGCCGCGATCGTGCGGGTGTGCGCCGCCGACCTGGACCGGCTGATGACCGAGCTGCGCGGCACCGGCGAGCTGACCGGCTACGAGCTGTCGCCGCCGTGGGCGCCGACCGGCTCGCGGTGCGGTGCGGCGGACCTGGCTGACGGGGAGAGCGTCGCCGCGCCGGACGACCACCGCGCCCAACTGGTCGCCGGCCTGCGGCAGCTCGCCGACTGGTACGAGGCCAACCCCGGCGCACCGCTGCCGGAGTACCCGGAATTCCGCCACTGCGTGAACACCGAGGACGACGACGCCGGCCGCGCGACCGTCGCCGAGGTCGCCGCCGCCCTGGGCGTCGACCACGACGCGGGCGCGTACCGACCGGACACGACCCGCGAGTTCGCCGGGCTGACCTTCGTCGCGTTGTACGTGCCCGAAGAGGACATGGCCACGTACAACGCGAAGCAGGACGCGGTTCGTGAGCTGGTGGCGGCCGGCTGGAAGCCGGGTGACCCGGTGCCGACGCCGGCCGAGGACCCGATGGCGTCGGGCCGCGACATCGGCATCACCGTCACGCCGCCGCCGCCCGGCATCGAGGGCATCTCGGTGTCGTCGCCGCCGTCGTGGTCGGGTCGGCCGGTGTCCGCACCGCCCGCGACCGTCGACCCGGACCCGTGGCACGTCGGGCGGGCCAGTTCCGGCACGGTGATCGAGCAGCAGTGCGGCTGCCGGCTCGCGGCGTGCGGGCTGGTCGAGCTGACCGACGACAGCATCAACCACGCGTGCGAGCACCACCCGATGCGGCGCGCGAAGACGATGCGCCAGATGCACCGGGCGTCGCAGTGCCCGGCCCTGGGTGGTCCGCGATGATCCGTCGACTCTGGTGGCGCGCCACCACCACCTGCGCCCAGTGGCCCTGCCGCCGCTGCGACCGTGCCGGCCGGTACGGCTGGCGAGAGCGCCAGCGCTGGCACGACGCCCGCCGAGACTGCCGGTGGTCCATCGCGGCAGCCGCCCTGGTCGCCTCGCCCTTCGCCGTCATCGTCGTGGTGATGGCGCTGGTCGGGGAGCTGACCCGATGAGCGCCGCCTCGCACTTCTGGTCGAGCGGCCCGCTCGGCAGCGGCATCGACAGCATGGTGATCGTCGGCCTGGTGCTGACCGCCGCCGGGGCGCTCGCCCTCGCGTGGCTGTGGCTGCGCGACGCCCGCGCCGACGACACCGCCCGCGACGAGCGGGAGGCCGACCACGCCGCGACCGCTGCGCTCGACCCGGCCACCAGCCCGGAGCACCTGGCCCGCACCGCGACCGCCGCGCTCACCCCCGACGCCCTGCCCGACGCGGTGCCGGTCGTGCCCGGCCCACCCGCCGAGCCCGGACCGGTCATCGCCGACGCCATCGAACACCTCGCCAGCGCGATCGTCGCGACCCGGCTCGACCTGGGCGACGACATCGCCACCCAGTGGCGGGCCCGCGCGTACCGCGAGCTCCACCGCCTCGACGCCGACCAGCTGCGCGAGCTGCTGGTGGTCGAGCTCGACGCCGCCGCGACGTGCCGCGCCGACGAGCTGCTGCACCCGACCCCGACCACCCCGCAGGAGTCCTGACATGCCCCTGCCCCCGCCCGATCACCACCGCCCGAAAGGCCACCACCCGATGAGCATCGACCTGACCACGATCACCCTGGACAAGGGCGGCCACGCCGCCCGAGACGAAGGCGTCTGCCTGCTGGAGGCAGTCGCCTGGTGGGCCGACGAGCCGCACTCGGACAGCCCGGCCTGCGTGTCGCGGGTGCTGGCCGCCGGCGGCCGCAGCCTGAACGACGTCTTGCCGCGCGCCCGCCGGCAAGAGCTGATCCCGCTGATCCCGCAGCTGGCGGGGACGGCCGGTGACGGCCTGGACGAGCAGCGTGGCTACCTGGCGCTGGACTGGCTGATCCGCACCTGCACCCCGACCTGGCTGGACCTGGCCGGGCTGTCGGTGGAGGCGCAGGCGCTGCGGGATCTGCGGCGGATCGTCGACCTGGCTGCTGCTGAGGTGGCCGGGCCGGTGGTGCGTGCGGGCCGTGAGCGGGCGCGTGCCGCCTGGGATGCCGCCTGGGCCGCCGGGGATGCCGCCAGGGCCGCCGGGGCCGCCGCCGGGGCCGCCGCCAGGGCCGCCTGGGATGCCGCCTGGGCCGCCGGGGCCGCCTGGGCCGCCGGGGCCGCCGGGGCCGCCGCCGGGGCCGCCGGGGCCGCCGCCGGGGCCGCCGGGGCCGCCGCCTGGGCCGCCGGGGCCGCCGCCTGGGATGCCGGGGCCGCCTGGGCCGCCGGGGCCGCCGCCGGGGATGCCGCCAGGGCTGCCGGGGCCGCCGGGGCCGCCGGGGAGCGGCTCGCACCCACCGTCGACCAGCTGCAGCAGTCCGCCATCGACCTGTACCGCCGCATGATCCAGCCGACGGAGGACTGACCCATGTCGACTGACCTGCCCATCATCGTGCTCATCGTCGCCATCGGCCTGCTCATCCTCGGCGGGCTCGGCTACGCCACCAACGCGATCGTCACCGCCAGCCTGCCCACCCCCGACGACGGGCCGGTTGTCGACGTCGACCAGGCCGGCGACGCCACCGAACTGCTGCCCGCCCAACAGGCCAGCATCGACACCCACATCGGCACCGTGGACCACACCGGGGCGGATGACGAGTGGGCCGGCGTACTGCACCAGGCGGTGACGGAGCGGGCCCGGGAGCTGCCCCGCGTGCAGCGTCGGCTGCGGGACGACTGGCGGGAGTTGATCGCCGACGACATCCCGCAGCTGCAGCCCACCGCCCGCTACGAGGGCCGGCACTCCGACGAGTCCATCGAGATGCGGATCGTCCCCGCCGGCTGGATGCCACCCATCGGCCCGCACCGGATCGCCGCCATGGTCGACAGCACCGCGCAGATGCCGGCGGTGCGCGCCTGATGATCAGCACCGACAACGAACTGCGGCTCGCCGACCTCGTCGGCACCGACACCGACCACGAACCGGCGCCACCAGTCGACACCGAGCCGACACCGGCCACCGGTGGCCTGGTCCTGTCCGGGCAGCAGACCGAAGCCGCCGACAAGATCCGCGACTGGTACGCCGACGACAGCGACAGCGCGCAGGTCTTCAGGTTGTTCGGGTACGCCGGCACCGGCAAAACCAGCACCGCGCGCAGCATCGTCGACCAGCTCGGACTGCGCACCGTCCACTACGCCGCCTTCACGGGCAAGGCCGCCTATGTGTTGCGCCAACGCGGCTGCTTCGGGGCGTCGACCGTCCACTCGCTGATCTATCAGCCCGTCGAGAAGGTCGTCGAAGAGCTCAACAAGCTACGTCGTCAGCTGCCGGACACCCACGACCCGGACGAGCGTGCCGAACTCCTCGCCGAAATCCGCCGGCAGCAGCACAAGGCCGACAGCCCGGACTGGATCCTCAAAGACGCATCGGAGCTGGAAGACACCCAGCTGCTCGTCTTGGACGAGGTGTCCATGGTGGGCGAACGCATGGCCAAGGACCTCCTCGGCTACGGGTGCAAGATCCTGTGCCTCGGCGATCCGGCGCAGCTGCCCCCGGTTGACGGGGGCGGATGGTTCATCAACGCCCAGCCGAACCATCTACTGACGGAACTCCACCGATCCGCCCTCGACTCCCCGGTGACGAGGATGGCGACCGCGATCCGAAACTCGGCCCCGGGCGAACGCGACTACGGGGTGTCCGGTCCGGACGGCACCAGCGGACGCGTCAACCAGCTCACCCTGCAAGATCTGCTCACCTTCGACCAGGTCCTCGTCGGGCGTAACGCCACCCGCTGGCAAGCCGTCCACCTTCTACGGGCGTTGCGCGGACTGATCGGACCGCCGCAGCCCGGTGACCGGATCATCGTCCTCGCCAACAGCTCTGAGTGTCAGGTGTTCAACGGGCAGCAGTTCGACGTCCTCGACCGGCGCGACGATCCGACCGGACGCAACGACCGCTACCACCTCATCGTCCAAGACGACGAAGGCAACACCCGGCACCTCACCACCTGGGCGTCCGGCTTCAAGGACCTCGACGGCGAACGCGAAGCCAAGCGCAACGGCCGCGGCACCATCGTCGCCGCCACCTACGGCCAAGCCATCACCACCCACAAGAGCCAAGGGTCGCAGTGGCCGTCAGTGCTGGTCGTCGACGAGTCGTCCGTGTTCTACGGCGCCGCGTACCGCGAACACGAGAAGACGGCCGGCCGCGAAGTCGCGGCGATCGAAGGACACGTCAACGGCCGCCGCTGGCTGTACACCTCGGTGACCCGTGCCGCTGAGCGGGCTGTGATCGTGCCGTCCCTGAACGGGGTGATCACCGCATGACCAGCTGCATCGCCGAGAGGCACGGCACCGCCTGGATGTACCGAAGGTGGGGATGCCGCTGCCCCGACGCCGTCGCCGCCCGACGCGCACACCGCAACGCCGGCCGGACCGTCAGCACCGACATCGACCCCGTAGCCGTCCAACGTGCAATCCGCGGCGACCTCAACCAGCCGCTCACCTTGGCCGAACGGGCCGCCGCCGTCGCGCAGATGACGGCCGCCGGCTGCACCTCCCAGCTGATCGCCGACCGGCTCGGCATCGACCAGCGGACCGTCGTCCGACACCGGGCACGACTCCGCAAGATTGGAGCACTGCGGTGACCACCGGTATCAGCGACACCGACCTGCAAGCCCTGATCGGCCGGCTCACCGCCGGCACCACCACACCGCACGCCCCGGCACCGGTCAAGCGGCCGCACCCGTGCGACGACATGTTCTGTTCGGGCACCGCGCAGGCGTGCGGCTGGTCGGCGGTGGAGCACATGGCCGGGTCGACCGGCGGCGCGTCGATGGCCGCCCCCGCACCGGCCAAGCCGGTCGGCCCGCCACCGGCCACCATCGGCGAACTCCGGCCCGTCCTCGTCGACTACGAGAACAGCCGCCCCCGGTCCATGCAAGTCGCCCTCGGCCCCTCCGAGCTTGGCACGCCGTGCCAGCAGCAGATCGCCCGAAAGCTGGTCGGCGCACCACGACGGCCGATCACCGCCCCGGCGTGGGCGCCGTTCCAGGGCACCGCCGTTCACCGGTCGATGGAAGAGGTCGTCGCGTTCTGGAATCAGCAGCTCGGCCGGGAACGGTGGCTGGCCGAGGATCGGCTCCTCGTCGACCCCGGCATGGACGGCGTCGACCCGGTCGAAGGCAACGGCGACGCGTTCGACACCGACCACGACATGGTCGTCGACTGGAAACACACCGGGAAGACCGCCCGGGAGAAGCTGCTCCGCGCCCAGCGGATGCGCAAGCCGCCGGCCGAGCAGGTGTCACCGGAGTACCGCGTCCAAGGGCATCTGTACGGCTACGGGCACGCCAAGAAAGGGCGACCGGTGCGCTGGGTGCGGCTGGTGCTGCTGGCCCGCAGCCACAACTTCGACGAGTCAGCTGAGTGGACCGAGGCCTACAACCCGGACATCGCCATCGCCGCGATCGACCGCTACTACGCCACCCACGACCTGATCGGCGCGCTCGGCGGCAAGACCAACATCGGCGACCTGGTCGCCGCCGTACCCGCCACCCCGAACCGCGACACCTGCAAATGGTGCCCGTTCCTGCGCCCCGACCAGCCCGCCAACTGGGGCGGCTGCCCCGGAGACCGCACCACCGAGAAAGTCACGGCCACCACCATGGCCGGACTCATCGCATAACCACCACCAAACACAACAAGCGAAAGGAACAAAATGTCACTCGATGACGCGAATGAGCTTCTCATGGGCGGCGGGGTCCGCTCCTTCCAGTTCAACCAGCTCGGCGACACCTGCACCGGTCAGATCGTCGACCAGCCCAAGGTCGAGGACTGCTACAAGATGAAGTTCGACGCCCAGGCCCGCCGCTGGGAGCGCACCGACGAACTCGACAAGTGGCCGTCGGGGGAGACGAAGCGGCAGATCGTCCTCACCGTCCAGACCGAGCAGCGGGCCGACCCGGACGACGATGGCCGCCGCATCCTCTACATCCACTCCCGCATCCAGGGCGCGATGCGCGACGCCGTCAAGGCGTCCGGAGCCAAGGGGCTCGCGATCGGCGGCACCGTCACGGTCACCTGGTCGTCCGGTGCCGGCACCCAAGACGGCGGACCGAAGCTGTACACCTGCCGGTACTCGCCGCCCAGCGTAGATCCGGGGGCGCTGCTGCCCGCCCAGCAGCCGGCGGCGGCAACCAGCCCGGCACCGGCAACCAACGGTGCGGCCGCCGCTGTTCCGCCGCCGCCCCCGGGTGTCGACGCGAACGTGTGGGCGCAGATGACCCCCGCCCAGCGGCAGGCCATCCTCGCCGCCGTCGCCCCCGCCACCCCGGCCGCACCCCCGCCGCCGGTCCCGGCCGGCATCGACCCAGCGACGTGGGCCGCCCTGCCCGACATTCAGCGGCAGGCCATCCTCGCCGCCATGGCCCCCGCCGGCCAGCCCGCCTTCTAACCCGCCTTCTAACCCGCCCGAGTCCGGCCGGCCTGGGGGTGACGTCACCCCCAGGCCGGCCAACCCGACAGGAAGGGAGCACCGTGGCCAGCAGTCCCGCTGAGGCGTCCGCCCTCGCCCGCATCGCCCTCCACCGCATGCACAACGACCTCACCCTCGTCACCGACGCATTCCAGCGCGGCGGCAACGAGGACGCGGCCCGACGTCTCATCGCCGAGCAGCGCGCCGACGAACTCAACCAGGCGCTACGCGAGGTCCTGGCCCAGCTCAACCGGTCGTGCACCGGCAAGCCCGAAGACATGCCGGCTACTGCCGACGTGGACCGGTGGCGGGCACTGCTCGCCGAACAACCCGCCGCCGACTAACCAGCCGTCGCCGACCTGTTCGATCCTGCCGGGCCAGCACCGACCACCCTTCGGTGCTGCCCCGGTGTCACCACGGGAGCCGCATTGACCACAATCACAGCACCAACCGCCGCAGCAGACCCGGCCCAATGGGTCGCGTGGCTCGGCATCCTCCACGCGGCCACCCCCGGACACCTGCACATCTGCTCTACCGGCGACTGGACCGGCCACACCTACCCCACCAACCAACTCGACCAGGCCGCCGCCTACATCGCCCAGCTCGACGGCCGTGAGGGCATCTACCTCCGCATCACCAGCCTCAAGGAACCGCTCGCCCCCGGCCGCCGCGGTGGCGCCACCGACTCAGCAAGCCTGCCCGCCCTCTGGGCTGACCTCGACATCGCCGGCCCCGGCCACGCCGAACAAGACCTCCCCCCCGACGAGACAGCCGCCCGCCAGGTCATCACCACCAGCGGCCTACCCGACCCGTCCATCTGGATCCACTCCGGTGGCGGCCTGTACCCCATCTGGCTCCTCGACCAGCCGTGGCAGCTGACCGACTCCGACCAGCTCGACGCCGCGAAGGCCTTGGCGAAGGACTGGCAGGCCGTGATCGAGCACGCCGCCGCCTCCCACGGGTGGCGGTACGGCCGCGGCGTCGGCGACCTCGCCCGCGTCCTCCGTATCCCCGGCACCATCAACCGCAAGGAAGGCCTGGCCCGGCCGTGCCGCATCATCGGCGGCGCCGGCTACCGCTACACCACCCGCCACCTCACTGACGCGTTGGCCGCCGCCAAGACGCGCATCGCACCCGAACCCGCTACCACGGTCGGCAGCAGCCTGATCACCCCCAACCGGGACCGCCGCCCCGGCGAGATCACACCCCTCGACGACTTCAACGCCCGCGCCACCTGGACTCAGGTGCTCGGGCCTGCCGGCTGGCGAGAGCACTACCGGGCAGACGACGTCACCTACTGGACCAGGCCCGGCAAGCAAACCGGCATCTCCGCGTCGACCAACGCGCTCGGCACCGACCGGCTCCACGTGTTCACCACCGGCGCCGCACCGCTCGACGGCGGCGAGTCCTACTCGAAAGCCGGCACGTACGCGGCGTTGCACTACGGCGGAGACCACCACGCCGCCGCCAAGCAGCTCGCCCGGCAAGGCTTCGGCACACCCCTACCGGAGCCCGGTGCGGACCAGGCACAGCTGATCGCCGACATCCTCGGCCCCACCCCGGCGACCAGCCCGGCCGTACCGGCACCGGTCCAGCAGCCCGCCGACCCGCCGGCGCCCACCACACCGCCAGCACCAGCCGCACCGGCCGAGACACCGATCCGGATCTGGGCCCCCGAAGTCGACGTCACCACCACCGCCGTCGCCGCCGACTGGCTCCGCGAAGAAGCCGGCCGCGGCCGCCTCGCCGGCCTGTTCATCCGACACGACCAAGTCGTCCACACCCCCCGCGAAGGCGAAGACGGCTACATCCCCCTCACCGCCAACGGCTTCAACAACGACGGACCCGCCCAAATCCGCGCCGTCAACGACTCCACCCTCGCCAGCCGAATCACCTTCACCTACGGCTGCTACCGCATCGTCAAACGCGACGGGAAACCTGAACCGGTCCAGGCCACCTTCCCCCGCGGCGCCGCACGCATCAGCGTCGACGTCCCCGACATGCTCCCCAACCTTCGGCACCTCCGCGGCGTCATCCACACCCCACTCGTCCGCGCCGACGGCACCCTCCTCGTCGCACCGGGCTACGACCCCGGCACCGGACTGCTGCACCTGCCCGAACCCGGGCTGACCGTACCGGCGGTACCCGACCAGCCGGCCGCCGCCGACGTTGCCGCCGCCGTCGCCCTGGTCGACGAGATGCTCGCCGGGTTCCCGTTCGTCAACCAGCACTACAAGGCCAACTACATCGGGAACCTGCTCACCCCGCTGCTCCGCGCCGTCTGCCCACCGCCGTACAAGATGCACGCCGTCGAAGCCCACCAACCCGGCTCAGGCAAGACCCTCCTCGCCCAGCTGTCACGACACATCCACGGCGGCGTGTTCCGCGCCGAGCTGCCCGAAGACGACGCCGAGCTGCGGAAGCAGATCACCGCGATCCTGACGGTAACGACCGGATCGGTGGTCATCCTCGACAACGTCGCCGGCAAGCTGCAGTCGTCCACCCTGGCCGGGCTCCTCACCGCGGACGTGTGGGACGACCGCCCCCTCGGCGCCACCGCGATCACCCGGGCCAGCAACGACCGGCTGTGGACCATCACCGGCAACAACCTCGCCATCGGAGGCGACCTGCCCCGCCGCACCATCCGCACCGTCATCGACCCCCAACAACCAAACCCAGAGTTGCGTACCGGATTCGCCATCCCGAACTTGGAAGAGTGGGTGATACAGCGGCGGGGGGAACTGCTTCATGCGCTGCTGGCCATCATCCGCGCCTGGGTCGTCGCCGGCCGGCCGCTGCCGCCGGAACGGGCATCGGACGGGTACAGCAGATGGACCCGGACCGTTGAAGGAATCGTCACGCACGCCGGGATCGGCGGCCAGTTCGACCACCCGTCCACGCGCGTTGATCTCGGCACCGATGATGACGACTGGGCCATGTTCCTGGCCGCTGTGCATCGGGCGTACGGGGTACGGAAGTGGACGGCGAAGGAACTTCTCGCCGATGTCGATACGGGCAATCTGATGAATCCTGCGCCGATTCCTGCGGATGCGTTGCCGGATGAGTTGGCGGCGAAGGCGGCGAGGGCGGGGCGCGGTCCGGTGGGCATCGCGAAGAGCTTGGGGTGGTGGCTGCGCAACCGAGAGGGCCGGTGGGCGGGTGGTCTGGCGGTCCGCTGTGTCGGCGAGGCATCGGATAAGGCCAAGTTGTGGCAGATCCGGACAGAGCAGGACACGGAGTAGGGGCGGCAGACCATGATCATCCGGGTTTCGGAGTTTTTCCGGTTTCTCTCAGCCTACGCGCGCGTGGGATCTAACGACGCAACTACAGCGCGTAACGGAGTCGTGGGGTGCGTTCCATGACCGGCCGCAGAAAACCCGAGAAAGGTCGAAACCCGGTTGATCTTGAAGACCGGCGCACCAAGCACCTCGTCTCCACCCCCGCCAAGCTGACTACCTGCCCCCGCTGCAAGACACCCGTCCTCGTCGCCCTGGACGAAGGCTTGCGCGCCGTCGTCGACCTGGCCGCCATCCCACCGGCCGAAGAAATCCGCGCCCTCCTATCGGGCCGAAAAACGTACACCCGGCTGCAGTGCGGCGAACTCGTCTACCGCGAACCCGACCGCATCCGCGGCGGCCTACTGAAAGGCGACCTCCACCAACAACACACCTGCCAGCGAAAGACCCGCCCCGCCCAACTCGAGCTATGGAGCAACTGACAATGCTGAGAATTGTTGTCTACGGCCAGCCCGCACCCCAAGGCAGCAAGCGGCATGTCGGCAAAGGCGTCATGGTCGAATCCAGCAAGAAAGTGCAGCCGTGGCGCACCGACGTCAAGAACGCCGCCGAAACGGCACTGCGGGAGAACCGGCAGCTGCGCATCAACGGGCCGGTCACCGCCCGCATCATCTTCAGCCTGCCCCGGCCGAAGGCGCACTACCGCACCGGCCGCAACGCCCACCTCTTCCGCGACAACGCGCCGCCCCGCCCGGCCACCACACCCGACCTGTCCAAACTCATCCGCTCCACCGAAGACGCACTCACCGCAGCAGGGGTGTGGGCCGACGACGCCCGCCTCGTCGAGATCGCCCGCGCCGCGAAGGTGTGGTGCGGCGAAGACCCCGAAGCCCTGGACCGGCCCGGGGCGCTGATCGTCATCCAGCCCTACATCTCGATCACCACCATCAGCCCGTCGTCCGACCTGCTCTGAGGAGACCGCCATGACCGAACCCACCACCCAACAGCCCACCACTGCGGCGCCGGCATCGGTTCCAGCGGCGCGCGCAGGATGGCTGGAACCGCGCTCTCGCCGAGACGGTGCTGACAACATCGCCCAGGCCGCCGGCCTACCCGCCGGGGCAGCTGCGTCCATAATCGCTACCAGGGTGCAGGAGCTACGCCTGCAGCGTGACGTGCTGGTCGACGAGTTGGACGTGTGCCGGGCCACCCGGGACCGCTACCGGAAGGCGAGCGGCACCCTCCGCGCCGACCTCACCGCCGCAGAGACGCTGATGCACTCCGTCCAGGCTGCCCACGGCGTGATCGCTCACCGCATCCAGCTGCTCGACTCCCTCACCCACCAGATGCTCGACGAGGAGACGATCACGGTCGGCGAGATCCGGTATTGGCTGCGGACCGGGGAGCCGTCGCCGGCGACCGCACGCCGAGAGCAACAGGCCGCCGAAACCACCCCGGCCGTCTCCGGCACCATCGCCATCGGCGAAACCCCCCTGGTCATCCGGCTCCTCGACGGCGAGCCGGTGCGGCTCACCACCGGCACCGGCCGCACCGTCGAGGGCTACCGGGCAGCCACCTGCCCCGGTGACGGCATGGCCGGTCACCGTCACGACGTCCGCTGCGTGGCAGCCACACCCCACGGCACCGCCCCGGAGAGCACCCGATGAGCACCAACCAGCCCACCGGCAAGGTGCCCCACAACCGCGGTTGCGGCGAGCTCCTGATCGCAGCGATGACCGCCATCGCTGCCGTGGTCACCGTCCTGTGGGGTGCCCGGTGAGACGCCGCCGCCCGCCCAAATCCCGGCCGACCGTCGATCAGCTCGCCCGGCAGCGCGCTGCCGCCCTGGCCGCGCAGGCCGAGTCGGGCACCGCCGACCGGGCCGCCCTACTCGCCCAACTCAAGCCCATCTATCTCCGAAAGGGGTGGTACCGCCATGGATGACCCAATCGCCCGGCTACGCGAAGAGCGCGACCTCGCACGGGCGGCCGCCGCTATCGCCGAAGCCCAGTGCGCCATCCGCGACGCCCTCATCGACGAGCAGCAAGAGTTGATCGAGACGCTACGGGTGATGGCGCTGGACGCAGCCGACCACATCCAGGACTGACCGCCATGCTGCCCATCACCCCGCACCTGCACCACGGCCCGATATCGGAGCCCCGCTGCGGACGCCCGCCCGTCGGCGACCGGTTCGCGCCGTGCCCTGGCCGGCCACACCCCGTCACCCTGCCCATCCGCGCCGACATGGCCATGGTGGCGGCCGACCGCTGGACACCCGAGTGGTACGACGCCCGCACCTCACTGTGGGACGCCATAGCCGGCCGGAACCTGCACTACGGGCACCAGCCGGCCGAGATTCACCCGACAACCGGGCAGCTGCTTGAAGCAGGTGATCCGCTGATGCAACCGCCGGCCCCGACCGGAGCAGCCTGATGACACCAATGGCGGTGTACCGCGCTGCACGTGACTGGGCTGACCAGCACGGCCATCCCCAACCCGACGACCGCCTCGTTGACCTGATCTACCGGATGGCCAGCCAGGGTCAGACCACCCTGCACATCACGTCCGGTCCGCCTGACATCCGCGTCATCCCGGTGCCGTACGACCCCCGCACCGGCCGATCCCTGTAACCACCAACGCCCGAGGAGGCCACCCCAGCATGACCAGCAGCCACCACCACCCGGCCGTCCTACACGCGATCACCTCCTGCCACCAGCTCGCCAAGAGCCGGCAGCATCTCGCCCACGTCGTCCAGGAGGAGGCACTTGACCGGGCCGCCCGCGCTGCTACCGATACCCGTGACGGGTTGCGCAGCCAGGTGCTCGGCCGCCGCCACCAGCTGGGCGGCCACGCCGACCCCGTCGCAGGACGCATCGACACCACGCCGACCGGCGACCGGGCCGGCCCGATGGCCCGACTCGCCGACTCCATTGACACCACCATCGGGTGGCTGGCCCGCATCGTCACCGGCGGACACTACGACGGAAACCTCGACCCGTTGACCGTCATCCGGGAAGACCTGCCCAACCTGCGACGTCCAGCAGCAGCGGCCGCCCACGTTGGCCGCTGGCTGGTCGAGGCCGACGACAAGATCCGCCGCACCCTCGGCCTCCTGCCGGACCATCTGCCGGTGCCGGGCAACCTCGCCTGTCCAGCCTGCGGGCTGCGGATGCTGCGCATCGTCACCTCCGCCCCCGACTCGGCCGGCTGGGTGATCGTCTGCACCAACCCGGACTGCATGTGCTCCGGCAACCGGTCCTGCCGCTGCGGCATGCCCGTCCAGGGTTTCGGCGCCGGCCACATCTGGGACCGCAGCACGCAGCTGGTCGACGGGCTGCTGCGGCAGCTGCCCCGCCGCCGGGTCCGGTCCGGCCGTACCGTGGTCGTCGACGACCGGGGCGACGTCGAGGGGGTGGCAGCTTGTACGTCCCTCGGATACGGCTCGGCGCCCGCATAGCCCGGCTGACTTCGGGCACGCCACTGGCCAAGGCTGGCGTCATGGCCGCCGTCGCGTTCGTACCCGGCTACCGGCAGGCCCTGGCCGCTGCGTTGCAGGCGGAGCGGGACGAGATCAAGCGGCGGGCGGTCGAGGGCCGGTGACCACCATGCTGCACGCCCCCACCCCTACGTGGGAGGAGTGGGGCACCGCCGCCGCCTGCGCCGCCGCCCTCGCCATCCCCAACCGCCCGATTACGGCGCTCGTGATCCGACAGTGGGCCTGGCGCAGCAGGCAACCGGGCGACCGGCTCGCCGGCCTGCTCCCGTCCGTACGCGGTAAGGGACCCAGGACCGGGCCGACCCTGTACCGCTTCCAGGACGTGGCCCGAGTAGCGCAGCTGACCGAGCCTGGTCTAAGATCGCTATAACACTGCGATCAGGTGCAGTGTGCCCGTTTTCAGGTAGCGGCCCCGGACGACCAGCGATGGTCCCGGGGCCGCCGCCGTTGAGGGCGTCCACGTGGTGGTGGAGGGACGGCGGGCCCGGCACATCGGACCCCCCGGCTCGGCAACCGGGCCCGCCCACACCACCGCAGCACCAGCCAGCACCCCTACCCCCGACACCGGCGAGGTGAGCCGCCCGTGAGGTGACCCATGCCCCGACCACCTACCCGCCCCGTCACCGAGGCCGACTACGACCAGGTCCGCGAGCTGCACGCCCAAGGCCTCAGCCGGAACAAGATCGCGACGACGATGCAGCGGGGCACCCGCACTGTCAGCCGGCTCGCCGCCGAGATGGGCCTCAGCTTCCACGCCGAGAGGACGCGAGAAGCGACCGCAGCCAAGCAGGCCACCGCCCGCGAACGCCGCGCCACCCTCGCCCTGGCCTTGCTGGACGACGCCGCCCGCCTCCGCGCCCAACTCTGGGAAGCGGCCTCCTACGTCGACCACGGCGGCAAAGAATTCGAACGCCGCGACTGGACCATGGACGAGCCGACCTTCGCCGACAAAGCCAAGATCATGCAATCGGTCGGCATCGCCGTCGACCGCGCCGTCAAGCTCGACGAATACGACAAGGACACCGGCACCGAAGACGACAAGTCCATGCTCGTCGACCTCCGCGAAGCCCTCCTCGTCGTCCGCCGCACCGCAGCTCCTCCGGCAGAACCGTGAGCGGCATCGACCTCCGCAACCTGCCGATCAGCGAAAAGCAGATCGAGTACGTCTGCGAATCGAACTACTTCGTCAACCTCGCCGAAGGCGCCATCCGCTCCGGCAAGACCGCCTCCGGCCTGCTTCGCTGGCTCATGTACCTGGCCGATCCGAAAACCCCCCGCACCGGCGACCTCCTCGTCACCGCCAAGACGTACGACACCGCCGTCAGGAACATCTTCAACCCGCTCCGCGACCCCGCCCTGTTCGGCCCGCTCGCCAAGGCCACCAGCTACACCCGAGGCGCGTCGACCGCGCAGATCCTCGGACACACGGTCGAAGTCGTCACCTTCAACGACGCCCGCGCAGAGGAACGCCTTCGAGGCATGACCTGCCGCGGCGCCTACGTCGATGAGTGGTCACTGATGCAGCAGCCGTTCCACGAGCAGCTCCTCGGCCGCTGCTCCGTCGACGGCGCCCAGATCTTCGGCAACACCAACCCCGACAACCCCGGACACTGGCTGAAGGCAGACGGCATCGACGAAGCCAAACCCGGCGGTCGGCTCTCCGCCGACTGGTACGTGCTGAAGTTCTTCCTCGACGACAACCCGGCTCTATCCGAGCGGGGCAAGGAGCGGTACCGCCGCCAGTACAAGGGGCTGTGGTATCGGCGGATGATCCTGGGCGAGTGGTGCCTGGCTGAGGGTGCTGTGCTGTCGAGCTGGGACCCGGCAACCCACGTCGTCAAGACCCTGCCGCAGATTGTCCGCTGGGTCAGCCTCGGGATCGACCACGGCGTGGTGTCCCCGTTCGCGGCGCTGCTCCTGGGCGTCGGCGCCGACGGAAAACTGTACCTGGTCCGTGAGTGGCGGTGGGACTCGAAGAAGCAGATGCAGCAGCTGTCCGATGCCGAGTACTCCCGCCGTCTCACGCGGTGGCTGGCCGACCAGCAGGTCCGCCCGGAGTGGATCTGCGTCGACCCGTCTGCAACCTACTTCACCCGGGCGATGTTCGATCAGGGCTTCACTCCGGTCGGTGCGGACAACGCGGTGGTCGCTGGGGTGCAGCTCGTCAACAGCCTGCTCGCCGAAGGGCTGCTGTACGTCCACGAGTCGTGTGAGGGCTGGATCGACGAAGCCCCCGGCTACGTGTGGGACGACAAGGCCGCTCTGCTGGGCGAGGATAAGCCGCTCAAGCAGCGCGATCACAGCCTTGACGGTGGCCGGTACGCGATCAAGACCCCTGAGGTGGTGTGGCGGAAGATGCTGCGCACTGACTACGCCCTCGCCGCACCCTGACCCGAATCGTACCGTTTCATCCACACACCATAGCCACCGTTATGGTGTCATCCACCCTGGACCCGAGGAGGGCAGCAGCGTCATGCCGATGCCCACCAACGGCTCCGAATGGCCACCCGCCGCACACGCCCCGGCCTACCAGGCATACACCGACTGGGACGCCTGGTTCGTTGGCGATCCCGCAGAGTTGGCCGACGTCTACCAACGCCGTGGCGTCACCACACACCGCATCCGCCCATCCCAGATGGCCGGCGGACTCGTCGGGTTGCTGTCCCGCTGGATGTGGGGCCAACCCGTCCGCTCCGACCAACGCGACACCCGCCTCCACGTCCCAGTGCCGGCCGACCTGGCCGCCACGAGCGCCGGCATGCTGTTCAGCGAGGCCCCTACGCTGACGTGCAAGTCGACCGCGGCCCAGGACGCCGTCGACCAGCTCGCCGCCACCGGGCTCACCGTCATGCTCCGGCACGCCGCCGAACTCGGCTCCGTCCTCGGTGACGTCTACCTCCGGCCGGTCGTCGACCCCGAGATCTCACCCACCACCGCCATCCCGACCGCGGTGCCGGCCGACGCGGTGATCCCCACCATCCGCTGGGGCAAACTCGTCGAAGCCACCTTGTGGTCGACTCTCACGGACTCGGGTGGCACCGTTGTCCGCCTGCTCGAGCACCACGACGTAGTGTCGGGTGTCGGGCGGATCGAGTACCGGCTGTTCGAAGGCACCCCCGAAAACCTCGGCCGGCCGATCCCGCTCACCGAACACCCCGATGCCGAGTGGGCTGCCGCCCTGGTCGACGCCGACGGCTACCAGTCGACCGGCCTCGACCGGCTCGACATCGTGAGGGTGGCCAACGCCGGCCCACAACGCCGCTGGCGCAAGCTGGGACCGCTGAAGTACCACGGCAGGTCCGATTTCGATGGCAACGAACCCCTGTTCGACCGCATCGACGAAGTGTGGACGTCGTGGATGCAGGACATCCGCAACGGCCGAGGACGCATCACCGTCCCCGACTACATGCTGCAATCCAACGGGCGGGGCGCTGGCGCGACGTGGGACGCCGACCGCGAGGTCTACTCCGCCGTCAACGCGCTACCCGATCAGAACGTCGGGCTGACGGTCACCCAGTTCGCCATCCGCCACGTCGAGCACAAGGCGACCATCGACGAGCTGATGCAGACGGCGATGCGCCACGCCGGCCTCTCCGCGCAGACGCTCGGCGAAGAGGGCGACGTGGCGATGACTGCCACCGAAGCCCACGCCCGCGAACGCCAAAGCTTTGTGACGCAAGGCGACCGGCAAAACAGCTTTGAGCCGGGAATCGCCGACTACACCGAACTGCACCTGATGCTCGACGCCATTCACTTCGGTGGTACCACGCCGGAGCGGCCGAGTGTCGCGTGGCCTGACGGGGTCGCCGAAAGCCCGGAGACGATCGCACGCACTCTGCAGCTGGTGGCTGCGGCTGAGGCGGCGTCGACCCGTACCAAGGTCATGATGCTGCATCCCGACTGGACACCCGAGCAGGTGGCCGAGGAGGTCGCCGAGATCAAGGGTGATCAGCCGGCACCGGTCGAGGTCGGTCCGGCGCTGGGTGCGCTGGCCGGCAACGGCCCGCCAGCCGACGAGGGCCAGGGCGACGAGCAGGAAGAGCAGCCTGAGGAGTAGGCCATGGCGCTCGACGCCGACCAGCTCGACGCCGTCTCCCGCGCCTCCGCCGACCTCTACCGGGAGGCAGAGTCAGCGATCGTCCGGGAAGTCACCCGCCGGCTTGCCGCCGGAGCCGGCGACGCTCCGGACTGGGCGGTGGAACGGCTCGGCGCAGTCGCCCAGCTGAGGCGCGCGGTCGAGCGGATCCTCGAGCTCACCAGTACGGCGGCCGGCTGGTCGATCCGCGACGCCATCGCATCCGCCTACCGCAGCGGCACAGCGCTCGCCACCACGCAGCTGCCGTCCTGGCTGGTGCCGGGTGATCCGGACCTCGGTGGCGCCCGATCTGCTGTGGCCACGGTGCCTCGGGTGGCTGCGATGGAGTCCCTCGCCGCCGCCACGGTGGCGGACGTCGGGGCCAAGTCGGGCAACGTCCTGCGCAACGTGCTGGACGTGTACCGGTCGGTGATTCAGCAGGCCACGGCTGTGTCCATCGCTGGCGGCATGACCCGGCTGCAGGCCTCGCAGCACGCCTACGCCAAGTTCGTCGACCAGGGCGTGGTCAGCTTCCGCGACGTGTCCGGCCGCCGCTGGCGACTCTCCTCCTACGTGGAGATGGCGACCAGGACGGTCACCCAACGCGCCGCCGTGCAGGGCCAGACTGACCGGCTCACCAGCCGTGGCGTGGATCTGGTGATCATCAGCAACAGCCCGCGCGAATGTCCACTGTGCAGACCTCACGAGAACCGCATCTACTCGATTTCCGGGAGCACGCCGCGCGGTCGGCAGGAGCTGCCGTCGATGGTCGGCCCTGGAACGGTCACCGTGGACGTCGCTGGCACCCTGACCGAAGCGCGCGCAGCCGGGCTATTTCACCCTAATTGCACTCATAGTGCGCGCAGCTTCCTGCCCGGCGCGACCCGCATCCCGGCCGGCGACACCTCCAACCCGCAAGGCTACGAAGCCAAGGACCGGCAGCGCGCCATCGAACGGAACATCCGCCGGTGGAAGGAACGCGAGCAGGCCGCCCTCACCCCGGAAGCGAAGACGGCGGCCCGGGCGAAGGTCCGCCAGTGGCAGGGCGCGATGAGGCAGCACCTCGACGCCAACCCGGAGCTGAAGCGGTTGCGCTATCGCGAGTCCATCGGCGCCGGGAACATGCCGCGAAGGCCTCGCCCGGACGGTCCGATCACCGCCGAAGACCTCGGTCTGCCAGATCCTCAGCAGCCGGCCGCACCAGCACCACCCGCGCCCACCTCACCGCCGGCACCTCCACCAGCTGCACCCCAGCCAGCGGCAGCCCCGACACCGCAGCCGGTCAGCCGCCGACAGCCCGCAAACACCACCGACCCGTGGGACATCGCCGCCCAACTCACCACCGACGCCGAACAGGTCGAACTCCGGCAGCTCAGCGGCAATTCGACTCCGGTCGACCTGCACCTGCGCCGGGTCGGCCAGATGCAGGGCTTCGACGGCCTACCGCAGGTAGGCACCCGCGCTGAATTGGACGTCGCCGTGGCGTCCGGCTGGACGGAAGTGTGGCGCGGTGTCGTCGCCTCTCGGACCGGCAAGACTGCTGCGCAGATCAACGCCGACCTGCGCGCCGGACCGTACGAGCCAGGCCGGGGCATGTACGGCAACGGCTACTACACCAGCACCCGCTGGCAGACCGCCGAAACCTATCGGGGCAGAGACCCGCGCACCGACCAACCGGCCCGCCCGGATGCGCTGGATTTCGAGCCGTCCGACTACGAGGGCGACGTCGAGCCGGACAGTCTGCTGCGGATCGCCATCGACCCCAACGCGCGCATCGTCGACCTGGCCGACATCCAGCGGCAGATCCGCGCGTCCGGCGTCGACGCGACTGATCCGGCGGTCGCCGCAGTGCTGACCAACCCCGGCCGGTACGCGGCCGGCGCCGGCTACGACATCCTCCGCATCACTGGTGAGGGTGACGGCGCCCTGTACCCCGGCTGGGAGACGTCGGAAGATGACGTCAGCGCCCCACAAGCCCCGCAGTACGTCATCCTCAACCGGACGGTCATGTTGATCCAACGGGCGGAGGACGTGCCGTGACCCCCGACCTGTCCCGCCGGCTCGCCCGCGCCCTCGACATCGGTGCCGCCACGCCCGAGCAGCGTGAGCGTGTCATCGCCGCCGCCCAGCAGGCGCGCACCTTCGACCAGCTGCCGGAGCCTATCCGGCGCCTGGTTGAGCGGCTCGAAGCCGACTGACCTCCGTGGCCTCAAGGCAGGCCGCGGCGAGCACCACCCCAACCGCGACCGCCTCAAGGAGGCCGATCGATGCACCGCACCAACCGCACCCTCCGGGCAGCCGTCTGCTGTCCGCTGTCCGGCATCCCCACCCTGCGTGCCCCACGGGCCGGCTGGCGGCGGGATGACCCGGGCGACACCGGCGACACCACCGCCCACAACAACGGTGGCGGAAGCGGCTCGGACGACGACGCTGGCAAGGCCGGCAACGACGACGGGCCGAAGATCGACGGCGACTTCGACCCCGAACGCGCTCGGAAGGCTATCGCTGCCGCCCGCGAGGCAGAGAAGAAAGCCAAGGGCGACGCCAAGGCCGCCAAGGACCAGGTCGCCGCCATCCTCAAGGCCGCCGGACTCGCACCCGACGGCTCCAAGGACCCGGCCGAGCAGCTCAAGGCCGCCACCGAAGCGGCCGAGAAGGCCACCCAGGCCGCCCGGCAGACCGCCGTCGAGTTGGCCGTCTACAAGGTCGCTGGCAAGGCCGGCGCAGACCCCGACGCCCTACTCGACTCACGCGGCTTCGCAACTTCTGTCGCCGACCTCGACCCCGAGGACCGCGACTTCACCGACAAGGTCCGCGACGCGGTCAAGGCCGCCGTCAAGGCCAACCCCAAGCTCGCTGCAGGCACCACCGGCCAAGGGTCCGGCACCGGTCGCCAGGGAGCCGACCACACCGGAGGCAACAACCAGCCCCGCCGGGCTGGCGGCCTCGACGCCGCCGTACGGAAAGCGTTCGGCGGCTGACCGACCCTCGACCACATTGGAGGCAGAGATGCCTGTCAGCCTCGAAGAGGCGTCCCGCAACGCCCAGACCGACCTCGACGTCGCAGCCATCGACGAATTCCGCAAGGAATCCGCCATCATGGATTCGCTGATGTTCGACGACGCGGTCAACCCGGCCGGCGGCGGCGCCACCATGACCTACGGCTACCGCCGGCAGATCACCCAGCCCACCGCCGCGACTCGTGAGCTGAACACCGAGTACGTGGCGCAGAACGTCACCACCCAGCACTACACCACCACCCTCGCCGTCATGGGTGGCGCGTTCTCGATCGACCGGGTGACCGCACGGATCGGCCCCCAGGCCAGCGCCGGCGTCGCCCTGAACATGCGGCAGAAGATCAAGGCGACCCGCACCAAGTTCCAGGACGAGGTCATCAACGGCGACACCAACGTCGACACCAACTCCTTCGACGGCCTCGACAAGGCCCTCACCGGCTCGTCCACCGAGTTCCGGGCCGCGTCGGTTACCAACTGGTCCGACCTCGACACCTCGGCGGCGACCAAGTTCACCGCCCTCGACGCCCTCGACGAGTTCCTGCAGCTGCTCGACGGCACCCCGACCGTCCTCGTCGGCAACAAGCAGCTCCTGGCGAAGATCCGGGGCATCGTCCGCCGCACCGGCCTGTACGTTCGCGACCCGATCGAAGGGCTGGTCGGGCAGGACGGTCGGCCGATCGTCCGCGAGTCCTACGGTGGTGTCGTCTTCGCCGACCCGGGAGAGAAGGCCGGCACCAACGACCCGATCATCCCGGTCGAGACCCGCGACATCGGCGGCGCGCAGACCAACCTGACCGACCTGTACGCCTACCGGGTCGGCCTGGACGGCTTCCACGGCGTCACCACCGTCGGCTCCCAGATGGTGTACACCTGGCTGCCGGACTTCAGCACGCCGGGCGCGGTCAAGTCGGGTGAGGTCGAACTCGGCCCCGTCAGCGTGGCGCTGAAGGCGACCCGGGCGGCGGCGGTGTTTCGCAACATCAAGGTGGCCTGACTATGGCCGTCTACCGGATCACGGCGCCCGTCCGGGGCGTCAACGCGACGGTGGCGGGTGTGCGCCTGGTCGAGGGCGTCGGCCAGGTCGACGGCGACAAGCTGCCGTCGGCGCTGGCGTACTTCCGTCGCCACGGCTACCAGGTCGAGCAGGAGGCTCCCGCGCCGGCTCCGGTCGTCGACGAGCAGCCCCCGCCGGCCCCGGTCGCACCGAACCGCGGATCGTCCAAGGCCGAGTGGGTCACCTACGTCACCAGCCCACACGCACCCGAAGACAAGCGGCTCACCGAAGCCGAAGCCGCCGACCGCACCCGCGACCAGCTCGCCGAGCACGTCCTCGGCCCCAAGGAGGACTGATCCGTGACTGTTCACGGCGCATACACCGGCATCATCCGCGACGACCTCGCCAACGTGTTCAACCAGGCCGCCGAACGCTTCCCCGGCGTCGACCCGTCCGGCGACCTCTACCGGGCCAACATGTCCCGGCTGCAGGCCGTCGGCAACGTCGCCGCCCTCGCCACTGGCGTCATGACCTCCGTACCGATCTACCTCCGCGAGGGGGAGACCGTGTCGTCGGTCACCGTCGCCTCGGCGACGACCGCGGCGAACGGGCCGACCGCCCAGTGGTGCGCCCTCTACTCCCCGACCGGGGTGCTCGTCGACCAGACCGAGGACTTGGCGGATGAGGCGTGGGGGGCGAACACGGCGAAGACGTTCGACTTCGACACCCCGGTGTTGGTGGCGGTCACCGGCTGGCATCGGGTGGCGGTCATGGTCACGGCCTCGAGTGCGGTGCCGACCCTCGCGGGGGTGGCGCTGCACAACGCGGTCGAGTCGGCGGCGCTGGTGACCGGTGAGCTGATCCTGGCTGGCCGGTCGGGGTCGACGCTGACGGACACGGCACCAGGGACGATCGGCACGCTGACGGCGAACGCCGGTGTGCCGCTGGTCATCCTCACCTGATCCACCAGTCAGTACGCAGCAACGGAGGGGAGGTGAGCGGTCGTGGCTGTCGGATACACATCTGGCGATCCCGGCAAGGTGAACGTCGCCGGTGACACGATGACCGGGGCGCTCACCCTCCCCGGCCCGCCCAGCGCCGACCTGCACGCTGCGACGAAGGCCTACGTCGACAGCTCGGGTGGTGGGGGCGGGGGTACGCCGTCCGACACGGTCACCGCCGAAACCAGCTTCGGCCAGTCGGCGGCGGCCGGCGCGGCGACGGCCTACAGCCGGGGCGATCACACCCACGGCACCCCCGCCGCTCAGACTCTGTCCGGGTTGGGCGGTCAGCAGCAGCTGGTGGTGCGCCGCGCCTATGTGACGGCTGGCGACATCGAGTTGCCCAACGTGGGCAGCACGTGGACGCTGCTCGCCGGGCTGTCGCTGTCGATCCCGGCCGTGGTCGGCGACTACGTCGAGCTGGCGTTGATGGCCATGGTGAACCCGGGCAACTCGGATAACTTCCTGGACGCCGCCGTGGTGGTGTCTGGCTCGGCGGTGCGGTACGCGTCCAACGGCACCGGCACCCCTGCATCGGAGGGCTGGCCGGCTCTCTACCCCAGCCCCGGGGGCTTCCGCACCACCGGCGCCATCTTCAGCGTGGTCGCCGAGGCCGGCGACTTGGACGGGAGCAACCTGGTCTTCGGCATCGCCAGCATGGGCCCGGGTAACTCGGTCGCGGGCGACCCCAAAATCTACGCCAGCAGCGCCTACCCCTTCGCCTGGCGCGCGATGAACCACAGGGCGGTGCTGCTCTCATGACCGCCTGGACTGTCCAGCAGGGCCGGACGCTGGTGCTGCCGGTGGAGTGGCGCGCCTACGAGGGCGGCCCGTTGACCGCAGTCACGTCGGTGACGATCGAGATCGCGCCGGTTGCGGGCGGGGCCAGCGTGGTCGGGCCGACGTCGACCGGCGTGGTGTCGGCCGGCACCGGGTTGAACGCCTACAGCTGGGCGGTCGACGCAGCCCAGGACCCGGCGGACTACTACGCCATCTGGACCGCGACCGACGCGGATGACGATGAGGTCACCGCCGTCGACACCGTCACGGTGGTCGAGCTGATCCCGGTCCCGGGCGCGTACGCCACGATCACCGACCTGTCCGACGTCTACGGGTCGACGCCGGCCAACGCGGCCATGCTGCTGGTCCGTGCCTCGAGGGATGTTGACCGGGCACTCCTCACCTCGGTCTACCCAGTCGACGATGATGGGCTGCCCACCGAGGCGGACCACATCGAAGCCCTGCGGTGGGCGACCGTAGAGCAGGTGATCGGCAACCTCGACTCCGGCAACCGCACGGGCACCGGCGCCGCACCCAGGCGTAGCGGCTTCACCATCGGCAAGCTCAGCGTCCAGCAGGCGGCCGGTGCCGGCGGGGCATCCGCCGCGCAGGTCGACCGGATCGGCCCACTCTGGTCACAAGCCTGGATCATCCTGCAGTCCGCCGGCCTGACCGGGCACGGGCCGAGCACCTGGCCGGCAGGCTACTGATGACGACCTGGGCTGAGTTCATCGACGCCGAGATCCCGCAGCCGGCCACCATCACCGTCGAAGCTTTCGCGGGTGCGGGTGCGCACGGGCCGGTCTACAGCGCTGCCGTGCAGGTAACTGACTGCGTGGTTGACGACACCAGTCGACTCGTCCGCGTGCAAACCCAGGACGCCGCCGGCAGCGAGAAGGTGTCGAAGACGACGGTGTTGTGTCCACCCGGCACCAGCGCCCCCGCTGGCTCTCGGGTGACTCTCCCGTCCGGGCGGGTCACCCGCGTCCTGGTCGTCGCCGAGCTTGACGATCACGGCCTCGACCTACCGTCCCACGTTGAACTGTCCCTCGAGTGAGGTGCCGTCGTGGAGTTGGAGTGGAACGGCGACAAGATCGCAGCCGTGCTGCGTGACGCGACCCTCGACGGGCTTGAGCTGGCCGCCGAACACCTCCTGCAGGTGTCCAGCACGCTGGTGCCGCATGAGGAAGGCGACCTCGAGCGGTCCGGTGAGGTGTCGACGGACCCCGACCAAGAGGCAGCGGCGGTCTCCTACGACAGGCTCTATGCCGTGTATCAACATGAGTCGATGAACCTGCGGCATGACAACGGCCGCCAGGCGAAGTTCTTGGAGCAGCCGCAGAACGACCCGACTGAGCGGCAGACCATGCTCGCGCTGATCGCGAAGGCCTCCGGCAAACCACTCCAGTAAGGCGGTGACGTTGTGGCGGTTGGCGACGGCTGGACATCTCGGCTCATCGCTGGACTCGCCCAGCACCTCGAAGACGCAGGAGTCGGCACCTACCGGCCGGACGGGTCAGCGTACGCCGCCGGTGAGACAGCCATCGTGCAACGCCTTATCCCGATCTCGCCGGACAGGGTGATCACCCTCGCGCCCTACCCCATCGGCACCAGCCTGCCGGGGATGGCCGATCACCTCACCGCTGTGCAGGTGCGGGTGCGTGGCCTGCCCGGTGACAGCCGCGACTGTGACGACCTGGCCGACAGCATCTTCGACGTACTCGACTCGCTCGGCCGGGCTACCTGGTCCGGGATTCCGATCGTCGACATGTGGCGGCAGTCCTACACATCGCTCGGGCAGGACGGCAACGGCCGTCCCGAGCGGTCCGAGAATTACTACGTGCACGCGATGCGTCCGACCAGCAACCGTACCGACTGACCTGAGGAGCTCGCCGTGGCGACCACGCCCACCACTCGCGTCACCACCCTGGCGCGCACCCACCGGCTCGACGCCGACACCGCAACTTACCCGGCTGTCCAGTACCAGCAGGTGTACGGCCAGGAAGACCTCAAGCTGATCGAGGAACTCCGTACGGAGGAAGACGAGATGCACGAGGGCGCCGGCGCCATGCGCGAAACCAACACGGGCTACTCGTGGCGGCTCGAGCTGAAGCTGGCCTACAGCACGAACCTGGCCGGCACCTCGATCGACGCCGTGCATGCCTTTCTGCGCAGCCGATTCAAGATGCACCGGGCGCAGCGCGTGGAGGAGGCCGAGTTCGGGGTGCGGTTCTACAACCGTGACGGCCTGGACTCCGGCCACGACCACGAAGGCCGCTGCTACGTCAAGAGCTGGACCATGCCGGGCGGCAAGGGAGCAGACCGCATCGACGTCGTCCTGCAGGGCCAGGGCGCGTTGACCGACATCACGAACCCGGCCGCCGACCTGACCCCGGTGGTGACCGGCCTGGACCCGGCGACCGGTGCGGAGGCCGGCGGGGAGATCATCAACATCTTCGGTCAGCACTTCAAGGCCGGCGGGGTCGACGCCACCGACGTCGATTTCGGCGCCAACGCGGCAGATTTCACCGTGGTCAACGATTCGCACATCGTCGCCGTGGCGCCGGCCGGCACCTCCACGGTGCAGGTGCAGGTCACCAACGCCACCGGTGCCAGCGCGGACACGGCGGCCGACAACTACATCTACACCTGATGCCCGAGTTCAGCGGACTTACCAGCTACTTCGACCCCGGCCTCATCCTGGCCGGGGTCCCCGGCCGCGACAAGGTCGAGCGCTCCTATCCGATCCCGCTCGCCAGCGCGGAGCTTGGCCTGTGGTGCCGGCTGGTCGCCCAGACCACCGGCACCATCTCCGAAGACAGCACCGAGGACGAGTTGCGGGAGGCTGCGGCCGCGATCGAGGCGCTACCGGACCTGCCCGGCGACAAGCACCTCACCTTGTCGCAGCGCATGCTCGGCACCGCGTACGCGGCGATGGTGGCCGACGGCGTCGCCGATCCGTACATCGAGTACTGCGGCATGTGCGCGTACTTCTACGTGCTCGGCGGCGATCAGGCGGCGGCCAGGTGGTGGCGGTCGGGTGGCCGCCCGGAAGCCCTGCGCCCGGCGGCGAACCGGGCGCAACGACGGGACCAGGCCAAGAAGGCAGCGAAGAAGGCGGCCCCGTCGACTGGCGGGAGCCGTACGGCCGCGGCAACCGGCACCCGGAAACCGGCCTCTACGAGTGGTACGAAATCCCCGAGGAAATCAGCCGGTCGCGGCGCGGCGAAGGGGTGAGTTGGGGCGACATCCTGACCCACTGGGACCTCGTTGAGGCCGACCTGCACCAGCACTACGGCATCGACGCAGACGACCGGGCCCTGATGCGGGCCCGGTCGTGGCGGTGGCTGCAAGCCCGCATCACGGGCCTGCTGTCGATCGAGTCGAGATTGCAGCGGGCGCTCAGCCCAGACGATTCGGGCGAATCTACTCGTCGAGGGTGACAGCGATGGCAGTCCACGTCCCGTCGCCGTTGTCCTTGATGGTGCACTTGTAGCCGGTCCGGATCTTCGCGCCGAACCCGTTTTCGGCGTCCACGTCGCCGGTGACGCTGTAGATCGCGCCGTTCTTCTTCACCTCGGCCGGCGGGAACTCGGCTGTCGCGGGCGCTTTCAGCCGGTCCTTGATCGGCTCCTGGCACATCACCTCAGCGTCGAAGCTGCGGTCGGCGGTGACCGGGTCGATCGGCTCGTCGGCGCTGTTGCCGATCTGGGTGAAGATGATGCCGCCGCAGAGGGCCATCAGCCCGGCGATGACGACCAGGGCGATGGCGCCGACGACGGGGTTGCCCTTCTTCTTCGGCTTCGCCGGTGGCCCAGCTGGCGGCGCGGTCGGCGGTTGTCCGTACACCGCGCCCTGCGGGGGTGCCGGGTAGTACGGCTGCTGCTGGGGCTGCTGGCTGTATGGCTGTGGCTGCTGCGGATGCGACATCGCGCAGTCCTCCTGAGCGGTGAGTCCGGGTCGTGGTGATCCGGCCGGCACCCTACCCACCGTCGTCAATCCACGGCGCGGCATGAGTCCAAGATCTGACAGAGAGAGGTGGCGGCGATGGCTCTTGTCCTGGGTGAGCTCGCCACCATCCTCAAGGCCGACCTCGCACCCTTCGAGCGCGACCTTCGCAAGGCAAGGCGTGCCTTCGACCAGCACAAGGATGCCCTCAAAGCTGGCGCGGCGGTGGCCGGTGCCGCCATCGCGGCCGGGATCGGCGCCGGCCTCGTCTCCGCCATGAACCTATCCAGCGCGCAGGCGAAGTTGAAGAACCAGCTCGGCGACCCGGCCGTAGCCGAGGCCGCCGGGGCCGCTGCCGCCGGTAGCTTCGGGCGTGGTTTCACTGCCACGATCGACGAGGCGATGGCCGACGCCTCCGCCGTCTTCAGCTCGGGACTGACCGGCGGGTCACAGAATGAACAGCTGATCGAAGACCTGACCGTCAAGACACAGGCGCTGTCGAAGACTTTCGAATTCGATCTGGCCAAGGCAGCCGGTGTAGCCGGTGTCGTGATGCGTGACGGATTGGCCAAGGACGGCACCGAAGCCCTTGACCTCATCGCCCGCACCTCACAGCGAGTCGGCCCGCAGTTCCGGGAAGACATCCTCGACGCCGCACACGAGTACGGCACCTTCTTCGCGTCCCTTGGCTTCGATGGCCCGCAAGCCTTCGAATTGCTGGCGCGCGGCGCGGAGAAGGGCACGTACGGCATCGACAAGATTGCCGACACGATCAAAGAGTTGACGCTGATCGCTACCGACATGTCGACCGGTACGCAGGAGGCGTTCGGCGAGATTGGACTCGATGCCCATCAGATGGCCAACGATCTGCTCGCCGGGGGCGACACCGCGCAGGCCGCATTCGGCAAGATCATCAGCGGGTTGCAGGACATCAAGGACCCGGCCGACCGGGCTAACACCGCTATCGCCCTATTCGGCACCCCGCTCGAAGATATGAACAAAGCGGACATCCCCGAATTCCTGGATTCACTGTCGAATTTGGGTGACGGGATGACCGACGCCGCCGGTACCGCGTCCGAGATGGCGGAGACCTTCGAGCAGGACGCCGGCCAGCAGCTGCAGGCCTTCAAGAACCAGGTGCAGGCCGCCCTAGTCGACAAGCTCGCCGAGGCGGTGCCGTACATGCGCGCCACCTTCGGCTGGCTCAGCGAAAACTCAGACTGGGTGGGACCACTCACTACCGGTCTCGGCGTCCTCGCCGGCGCTATCGCACTGATCATCGGTGCGCTTAAGGTGTGGGCCGCCGTCCAGATCGTATTGAACTTGGCGCTGTGGACGTCGCCGATCACCTGGATTGTCCTCGGCGTCCTCGCCCTCATCGCCGTGATAGTTTTGATAGCCACCAAGACGACGTGGTTCTCCGACCTGTGGAATTGGGCCTGGAACGGCATCAAGGGTGCAGCGCTGAAAACGTGGGATTGGCTGAAATCCCTACCCGGAAAGATGAAAGAGGCCTACTCCAACCTCGCGAACATCATCACCGCACCATTCAGGAATGCGTTTAATGCGATCGCCCGACTCTGGAATGGTGGCCCCGGAAGAATGTCATTCACGGTGCCCGACTGGATTCCGAAGTTCGGCGGGCGGGGATTCAGCATGCCGACCATGCCCATGTTGGCGAAGGGTGGCAACATCCTCGAGGCCGGTATGGCGATCGTGGGTGAGGCCGGGCCGGAGATGCTGCACCTCCCGCGCGGCGCCCAGGTCGAGCCGCTCAGGGGTGGCGGCCGGAACCAGCACGCCGAGCAGCGGGTCACCCTGATCATCCGGGGTGACGGTGTCGTGGCCGGCATCCGCGAGGACATCCGACTCAAGGGCGGCGGCGACGTGGTCCGGCACCTCACCCCGCAGACTGGCGGAGGCTGGTCATGAGCGCGCTGTACGTCCCGCGCCTGCGGGCGGCGTTCGGCGCGGGACGTACAGCGGACCCGTCGTCCTGGACGTGGACCGACATCACCACCTACCTGCACAAGTCGACGCCGGTCCGCCACTCGTGGGGGCGGGACCGCAACGCGACCGGACGGCAGCCACACACCCTGTCGCTCGCCCTGCGAAACCACGATGGCCGGTTCACCTGGTCCGATCCGCGCAGCCCGTACTACCCGTGGCTGGTCAACGGCGTACCGATCGAGTGGGCCGTGGATGTCGGCTCCGGCTACGAGGTCCGCTTCCGGGGCTACGTCGACGGCGGTTGGCCGGTCGAATGGCCCGGCGGCAGCAGCAAGCACGCCCTCACCAGGATCACCGCCACCAGCATCTCCGGCCTGCTCAAGCAGGGTGAGCGGCCCACGCGGACGGCCCTGGGGCAGGACATCACCGCCGCCGACCAGGCCGAGACGCTGCTTGCCTACTGGCCGTGCAACGACGGGCAGGACGCGGGCGGCTGCGCGTCCGGCATCCCCGGGCATCCGCCCCTCGCCGCAACCGGAGACGTCCAGTTCGGTGCGACCGACCCGGGCCTGCAGGGCATGGGCAGCGTGCCGGACCTGTCCGGCGGCGGCCGCCTGTCCGGGCCCGTTCCGGTAGCCGGCACCGCGTCGCCGGTCGAGTGGACGGCGCAATTCTTCGCCGAGGAGGCGACCGCTTCCGGGGCGACCGATCCGTACGTTCTCGCGGAATGGCAGGATTCGGCCGGCGCCACCTGGGATATCCGATTCACCGGCAGCCCCAATTTCAACACCCAATTGCGGCGCGATGGTATTGCCATTATCGAAGATGGCACTAGCTTTATCGCATTCTTTGAATGGCGCGTTGTCGCGTGGCAGAATGGTACTAACATTTCTGCTCAGCTGATCATTAATGGTCAGTCGCAGGGTGACGTCAGCCCGGGTGGTGGCGGACCGTGGACCGCATCCGTGGCCAGCAACACGCTGGGATGGCCGACGAGGGTCACCCTCAACCCCGCATCGGCGTCGACGGCCGGCGTGCATGGAATTGGTGAGGTGCAGGTGTGGAAGGGCACCTCGCCGCCGTCCTACGTCCCGGCCTCAGCTGCGGACTCGTACGGCCGGCAGGTCACCAACGCAACCCGTGGCTTCCTGCGCGAGACGGCGGTGGACCGGATCACCCGGGTGTGCGCCGCCAGCTCCATCCCGCTCACCGTGGTGGACAGCGTCGACGCCGCTCACATTTCGCGGATGACCTACCAGCCTGCCGCTACCGACCTGCAGCTGATCGACGCCTGCGTGCTCGTTGACGGCGGCATTCTCGGTGACGAGCTGGGCGGCTGGGGGCTCGAGTTGATCCCGCGTCAGCACCGCTACAACCCGGCGACCGTGTTGACACTGGACGGCTCGGCGCGGGAGGTGCCGGCCGGCATCCGACCGATTCCGGCCAGCACCGCCGATATGCGCAACCAGTGGACCGCCAGCCGTCCGGGCGGCAGCTCGGCGACGGCGGTCGACCAGGCGCACGTGCAGCAGCACGGCCGCCTGTCCGGGCAGCAGGACTACGACCTGCTCGACGACACGGAGCTGGCCAACATCGCCAGCTTGCAAGTTCACCTGGGCACGGACGAGAGCCCACGGTACGACCGGATCGCGATCAAGCTGCACGCCAAGCCGGACCTGATCACGCAGTGGCTGGCTGTGCGGCCCGGCACGAAGGTGGTGGCCACCAACCTGCCGCCCCAGCACCCGCCGGGGGACGCGCAGATCGTGGTCACCGGCGGGGAGGAGACGTGGCAGTCCGGCACTGTCTGGGATGCGGCGGTGTGGGGGCGGCCGGCTCGGCCGTGGCAGGTCGGCGCGCTCGGCACCAGCACCCGCCTGGACACGGCAGGCAGTGAGACCACCGCCGACTTTGACAGCGGTGTCGACACGGCGTTGAGCGTGCAGCGGTCGGCCGGCACCGTAGCGCTGTGGACCGTCAACCCAGCCATGTACCCGTTCGACATCGTCGTGGGTGGGGTCAGGCTCACGGCTACCGCCTGCAGCGGCACCAGCGACCCGCAAACGTTCACCGTCGACCAGGCGCCGGTGGACGGCGTTGAGATCACCATCCCCGCCGGATCATCGGTCCGGCTCGCTGATCCGTGGAGGCTCGCCCGATGACCCTCTCTTCCGGCGACCTGGTCACCGCTGACGACTGGCCCGGCTCAGCGGTCGTTCAGCTGCGCCGGCTGTCGTCGCAGACCCTCACGCATGACACGGTCACCGCTATCCAGTGGACCGTGCAGGAACTGGACACCAACGGCTTCCACTCCACATCGGTCAACAACTCACGGATCATCCCGTCAATTCCGGGGCTGTATTTCTGCGCCCTGGTCGCCCACTTCGCCGCCAACGCTATCGGTGATCGGCGCGCGTACATCGGAAAGAACGGCACGGCTCTGCCACCGGTGGGCCGGGTGATCAACCTTGCCAACGCGGCAGCAGTGGCCACCACACAACGCGTAATCGAGTGCAACGGCACCACGGATTACATCGAGGGATTCGCTTTCCAGTCGAGCGGAGGAAACCTTTCTTTGGTCGGCGATTCCGACGCGACGAACACATTCCAGAGTCTGATGACCGTGCACCGGATCGCACCCCTGCCATAGGAGGTACCTGATGCTGTGGCTGGTTGTTGCCGCTGTCGCCAGCCTGGTGGCCGGCATGCTGTTGGAGGCGGCCGCCCGGCGCGGCGACGACACGACGGAGGTGCCCTGACATGGCCAGCTGGCGGCTCGCCCGGTCCCTCGAGGTGCTGCGCGACGAGATCCGTGCCCGGCATCCGGGGACAACGGTGTGGACGATCGGCGACCAGGCGCACGCGTCGGGCTGGTCGGACCACAACCCCAATCAGGCCGGGGTGGTGTGCGCCATCGACGTGCTCGCGGACAAGGGCCTGGACCTGGACGACTTCGCCAACCGGGTCGTGGCCGCCCGGCACCCGGCATTCAAGTACCTGATCTGGAACCGGCGCATCTGGTCGGCCGCGTACCCGGGCTGGCGGACCTACACCGGCTCGAATCCACACAGCACCCACGTGCACGTGTCGGTGGGCCAGGGTCCGGACGGCCGATCGACCGGACCCTACGACGACCGATCCCCGTGGGGCATCGCAGACGAGGGAGACGACATGCTCGTACGGCAGGGCCAGAAGAGTGAGGTAGTCGCGTACTGGCAGAGGGTTTTGCGTGACTGTGGGCACGATCCCGGGCCGATCGACGGCGACTACGGGCCGAAGACGGCGGCCGCTGTGAACGCGCACCGGGCCAAGCACAAGCAGGGCCCGGCGGCCAGCGTCACGGGCTGGCAGGCCTGGCAGCTGCACACCGAGCTGGCCCGCAAGCACGGCGGCGGGTCCGGTGAGCGTGGGCCGGCCGGTCCGGCTGGTGCGACCGGACCGCAGGGACCCGCAGGGGCCCGGGGACCGCAGGGCGAGCGTGGCGAACCGGGGCCGGCGGGTCCGGCCGGCCGTACGCCGACCCGGATCGCGATCTCCGGCGACGTGGTCGAGACCGCACCACCGTCCGGGTCGGGCGAGTGACTCGGGATGCCCTCCTGGCGTGGTGCGGACTCATCTCGGCCGTCGGCGCGGCCAGCGGCGTCATCGTGGTGGCGGTGAGGTGGATGCTGCGCACCATGAAGCGCCTCGGCGCCCTCGCCGACGATTTGCTCGGAGAGGCTGAGCGGCCTGGTGTGCCGCGCCGGCCGGGCCTGATGGAACGGGTCGGCGCGATAGAGGACCGGCTCGGCGAGGTGGAGCGGGTCGTGTGTCGGGAGCTGCGGCCCAACGGGGGCAGCAGCATCAAGGACCAGGTCGCGCGGATCGCCGACCGCTGAAGAGAGGATCCACCGTGCAGAAGCCGTCCATCGGCCGCATCGTGCACTACGTCAGCTACGGCACCCCGGGCGGCGAGTACCCGTCCGTCTGCCGAGCGGCCGTCATCACGGCCGTCGACGACTACCAGGAGCCGGTTCTCAGCGACGACGGCAACCACATCGGGCACGTCAGCCTGGCGGTGCTCAATCCTGAGGGAATGTTCTTCAACCGGGCGGTCGGGCAGTCCGAGTCCGAGCACCGGGGCGGCACCTGGCACTGGCCCGAGAGAGTCTGAGGAGGCTCACCATGCCCACCCCCACCCCACCCAGCGAACCGCTGTGGTCGGTCGGCGGCATCACCGCCGTCGTCGCTGCGTTCGTGGCGCTCGTGACCGCCTTCGGGCTCGACCTGTCGCCGGAGCAGCAGACGGCGATCCTCGGGGTGGCCGCCGTGCTCGCCCCCCTGGCCGTCGCCCTGATCGGCCGGTCGCGGGTGTTCAGCCCGGCGACGGTGGCCGAGCTGACCCGGTACGACCAGTGAGCACCGCCGAGCTGTACCGCGACTTCGGCGCCCACCCGGCGATGATCGACCGGGGCGGTCCGGCACCGCTGCCGCCGAGCGTGTTCAGCGCGCTGGTGCGCGAGCGGGCTACCGGTCTGGCGCGGTCGGCTGTCCGGGAGGAGCACCTGGGGCTGTGGCGCGCGGTGGACACTGCGGCGGCCGCCGTGAAGAACGTGGTGCGCCGGTGAGCACCTTGGTCCGCACGCACACCCGCACCCACGTCGAGATTACGTTCGCCGACCCCCACCTGCGTTGCACCCGGTGCCAGGGCTGGGTGACCGGCTACCACGACCCTGAGCGGTGCGGCCCCGGGTGCAGTGAGGGCTGGGCGAACGTGCCGTGTGGCTGTGAGCGGGCCGGCGTCGACAGCATGTGTCCGTCGTGGGGGCCGGTCGACGGCTGCCGCTGCGATCCGGTCGATCACCCGGTGCCGCCCGAGGCGTGACCCGGTACGCCTACGCTGGCACCTCCTACGTCATCGAGGTCGCCGACGTCGAGTCGGACGAGGAGCACGCCGCCCTCGTCGCCCGCGACGGGGAGTAGGATCGGCGACCAAGCAGCGCCTGCCCGCCAGGCAGGCGCGACCACGAGCACACGCCCCAGAGTTTCCAATTAGGGCCGCCGCCCGCCCGCGAACGTCGGGCAGGTCTCGGAGTGCACCACCGGCCAGCCGGGCCACGTGAGCGCGGCTGTGAGTGCTGGTAAGCGCGGCCCGGCCTCGATGCACCACCCCTGCCGCCCGTCCGGTGCGGCCGGCAGGGCCCGCAACGACAGCGCCCCCGCCCATCAGGGTGGGGGCGCTGCTTCGCGTCCGGGGTCAGTCGCGCATCAGGTCGATCTGGTCGGCGAGGCGCTGCATCTGCTCCGCCTCGGTCGTCGGGTCGGTCGCGAGCACCATCGCCGGGGTCATCCCCGCCGCGATCAGCGGCAGAGCCTCCTCCGGCAGGCAGCCCGCCCTGGCCCACGCTGCCGCCTGGTGGGCCGGTATCCCCGCCTCCATCCACTGCCGGGCGATGCGGCTCGTGGCCAGCTGGGTGGTGCCGGCGTAGTAGGCACGGCAGTAGTGGCGCAGCTGCTCCAGCCGATTCATCTCGTATCTCCCGTCACGCGTAGCGGATGCGCTTGCCGAGCGACCTGGCCGCGTGCGACCAGTTCGCGAACTGGCGTGCCTCGCAGCGGCGCTCGTAGGCCTTCAGCTCCGGCTGCAGCGCCTCCCACAGCTCGACCCAGTTGGCTTCGCGCTGGTCGATGGTCTGGTCGCCTGGCTCCACCGGCGGCAGGTGGCCATTGGCGACGGTGTAGACGGCCTGCCCGATCGGCCCGTGCGGTCCGCCGATGCCGTAGATCTTGATCTCGTAGTCGAACTCGGCAGCCGACATGTCCCGGTTTTCGCGGGCGATGGCGATGGCGCGGGCCGCAGCCTGGTTCAGGTCCATCTGGGCGGGGGTGGCGGGCACGGTGGTCTCCTGGTGGTAGGCGGTGAGGCGGGCGGCCGGCTTGCCGTGCCGGGTGAGGATGACGGTCTCGCCCTGTTGGGCGGCGTCGATCAGGTCGCCGAGGCGCTTGCGGGCGTCTTCGATGCCGATCTGCTTGCTGCTCATACCTGAACCTTAAGGTTCACGGGCCCGATGTGCAAGCCGAACCTTAAGGTTCGGGCTGTCGCCTGCCTGACAGTCAGTCGTCGGGCTGCATCTGCTGGTGTGGTCGGTGCTCGCGGATCCAGGCCTCGACATCCGAGCGCAGCCACACGCGCCGCCGGCCGGAGACCACGCCGATCGGGGCGGGGAAGCCGGGCCGGCCGGTGATCTGTGTTGCGCGCGTCGTCGACACGCCGCCGAGCATCTCGGCGACGTCGCCCAGCGCGACCAGATCCATGGGCCGAGGCTACGAACAGGCACATCTGGCAGTAGTGCAGCTTGCACTATTGACGCTTGCATTGGGCATAGCTCACCCTTCAGGGGTTACCTCACACCACCAGAGAGTGAGCGCCATGACCGCGATGGACCCCGGGCCACCCGGACAGGACGAGATCGACGACGCAGCCCGCGCCATCCGCCGGCTGCACCACTCCCCGGACGGGGTGATCTGGCCCCGCTGCGGGCAGTGCACCGACACCGGGTGCCCGTCGCTGACGTGGGCGATCGTGCAGCTCGACAAGCTGCGCGAGCGCCTGGCGGCCGAGGGTCGCCGGGACGATCTCGAGTTCGCGTGGCTCGACCTCGGCGACCGGGAGCTCTTGGCGGACCTGCCGGCCGGCGCGGTGCGGCAGGCCTCCCGGGGCTGGTCCGCTGCCGGGTGACCCCGCATTGGCCGACCCGGTCGCGCAGGACAGCATCCGCCAGGCGGCCGCCCGGTGGGGTGGGCGGTGAGCCGGGAGGGGCCGGCGGTGATCAGGTGGCAGGGCCGGCCGTGGGCGTCGGCCACGGAGCCGATCCCGCCGGACGCCGAGGTGACGTTCACGACGACCTGGTCGTGGGCGGAGTTGTGCGCCGAGTTCGGCGCGGATGAGGCGCTGGCCATCGTGGTGGACCGGTTGCCCGCCCCGGTCGAGCCGTCACCGACCGTACGGACAGGTTGACTCCGAGCCGGGGGGGGGGCTCGTTGACGGGGTTTGAGCGCCGTCGGTCGGCGGTGGCCGACTGTCCGGATGGGACGCGTGCATCATCTGGAATCGCTGGTCAGGTCCGGCGTGGACCCTCCACCCTCACCCGATGTGACACGATCACCGTCCGTGGATATTCCACGGCGTAACCCGCCGTTAACCTTACGGAGAGTTGGCGGATACCACCGGATACCACCGGGCAGAGATCAACACCATAGCCCGGCGGGGTGAGCTGGCGTCTCGCCCGATCACCCACTGTCGCCGGGCCGGTGCCGGGGCTGTGATCAGGACTTCTCCACGACCAGAGGAGGACCCCTTGACCACCAACCCCGACACCACCACCGCAGTGATCTGGGTGGCCAACGTTGACGGCTGGCCCACCCTCGCCGGCCGCTGCGCCGACTACGTCAGCCGCATGGGCTACCAGCTGGCCGCCGCCGTCATCGAGGGCAACGGCGGCCACTGGCGCGACGTCGAGCAGATCATCCTGACCGACCAGCGCGCCGAAGTCGTCGTGATCCCCTCCCGGGATCACCTGCCGCCCGACCGGACACCCCGAGTCGAGGCCGTTGCCGACGAGCGGCATCGGTACGACCTGACGGTGCCGCCAGCGGGGGCGACACCGCCGACCCGCCAGGGCCGCCGGCCATCTCCGACTCGGCCGGCGATGCTCCGGTAGCGACCACCCCGCCGAAGCTGAGCATGTCGATCGCCTGCCTCATCCTGTCGCTCGTGACCTGCATGTAGCCCTGCGAGGTGTTCAGGGACGCGTGACCCATCAGCTCCTGGGTGACTCGCGCGTCCTTGAACCTCGCCTGGATCTCCGTACCGAAGTAGTGCCGCAGCCGGTACAGGGTGATGTTGTGCTCGGCGGCCCTGAGGTAGTGGGCGCCGCGCGTGGTCACGAACTTCGGGGTCGGCGGTCCGCCGTGCCGAGTGACGATGAGCCGGCCGGGCGGCATCGGCTCGACGAGGTCCCAGATCATCTGATGGGTCGGGATCGCCCTGGTCTTGCCGCCCTTGCCGGTGACCACGATGGTCTGCGCGGTCACCTGCTCGCGGGTCAGCCGCGCCACCTCCACCGGCCGCAGCCCGGCCAGGGCGACGAGTCGGCCGACGAGGGTCCACTGGCCGGGCAGCTCGTGGATCGCCACCCGGACCGCCTCGGCCTCGGCGGGCCGGGGTAGGCCGGGGCGGGTGAGCGGCCGGCTGAGTTCCGTGCTGGGGTCGAAGCTGAGCCATGGGTCTCGGCCGCCGGCAGCCCACTTGTACAGGCGAACGATGTGCTTGTAGTAGGTCGCCCTGGTCTGGCTCGACCAGCCTCGCTGGCTCAACCACTCGGCGAGCTCTTCGGGCAGGGCCTGGTGGATGCCGGCGGGCAGCTCCCGGTGCAGCCGGGTCAGGAGCTTGCGGGCGTCGTCGATGGTGGTGTCTGCGTACCGGCCGGCGCGCATCCAGGTGAGGTGCGCGGTGATCATGTCTGCGGGGGTCGCCATGCGCGACTCTGGCAT